AAAGTGGTGTAACGACTTACCCTATTTTGCACCATTGGGATGACCCTATTAACCCGACATTCGATATTTTATTTGCGCAACCCGACTACATGTTTTATAACGGGTACAACGTCACGAATAACAACCTTTACAATTTGTACTGGAGACGCACGGTTAACCAAATCAACGTGGGTAAAATGTTGACTGCATACTTTGACCTACGCGAAGACGATATACAACGCTTAAAGCTAAACGACAAAATCCGAATAGACAATAGTTGGTGGACGATCAACAAAGTAATTGATTACGACTGCAACGCTCAGAACTTGACTAAGGTTGAGTTAATGAGTGTAGACACCGAAATAGACTTAGCACCATTTGCGAAGGGGTCAGTTACACCAACGACGGTTGGCGACTTAGCAAGTCACACGGGTAGCATACATTGGAATAATTCATTTGTAGGTAACGTAATACCTGGAACGTCAACGAGTGCAATATACGGACAAGGCAACGTAATACAACCCAACGTTAACGGTATCATTGTAGGCAATAACAAAGTACTTGACCAAACTGGAATAAGCACCGAACGATTAAGCGCAGATGTTGCAAAAATTGCATCACTTGGGGTTACGGGTGGTATGGCTTTTAATGTTATTGACGCAAGTGTTAACTACTACATGACAAACGAAGACTATTGTGTTGTGTGTACACCACCGAGTGCTATTAACGTCTACCTTCCACCTGCTGAAACTATTGGTAAAGTTGTAGTGATTAAGTCAACGGCTTACAATACGGTATTGATACCAACGTCCGCAACGATTGACGGGTCAGGGTCAAGTGTAACTATTTCACCTTATGACAGCCTTACGTTAATTTGTCACGCTTCGGGCAAGTGGGTAATTATTTAACCAATATAAACACGAATTACTTATTAGGTTATGGCACTACCAGGAAGTTATAACATCAAATACAAAACACGAGTACATTTACAACGTGCAATTCAGCAAGAAATCATGCGTCAGGGTTTAGTACAAACTAAAACTATGTACGATTCAATAAGAATTTCGGCAGGAACGGGTGACGTAAACAATTTGTATATTGAGATTAGTGCTATTTATTACTACATGTTTATTGACAAGGGTGCAGAACTTACAAACGGTGGTAACATTCGCCCTCACTACATTACTCAAAATGCACTTGCATCTAATAACGGTCAACGCTTTATTCGTGAAGCCATCGACGAGTATATTACTTGGATGATTAAGCAATACCCATTCCTAAACACGGACACGGTAGGAATGACAACCGACAATGTTAAAGTAAACATTCAATACAACTTGTTCGGCTCAGACGATGACAAGTGGAATAAAATCTTCGACTACGATAAGATGTGGAACATTTACGGCTAAGCCTTGTTTAGTTGTAGTTCTTCTACCATTGACAGCATATTAAATACAAAGACCAAAGGCAAGTCCGTGACTGCGTCTATTTTGGTTAGATCTTCGTTAGCGATGTCGTAGAGTAGTTTTTCCCACGACCATTTTGTAAATACCTTTTCTTCGGCTTCGGCTTTAAGGTCTTCAGCGTCTAACTCGACTTCTTCGTCTTGATCAATGACTGGGTTAAATAGATTTTCGTATCGTTGCTTAAAGTCGTTTGAATAGGCTATGTAATTATTCACAGCACCAAAGACTTCGTTTATACTGACTTCATTAAATACTTCGGTACGTTCGTCTAACTTGTAGGTGTAAGGCTCAAAAACAAGGTTACCCCATTCGTCACGTTTCCAACGTTTGTATAATATACTAAGCAATAGGGTAAAGTTTTGGACGTTTTGACTAATATAATATTCAAGGTCTATGAACTCCCCCAACGTAAGCGCATCCAACGGCTTCAACATAAAACCTTTCACGGCTTGTTTAGGCTTGTTAGACGGCTCACGCTTAATAAAACTCACTTGACTTGCAAGGTCTATTAGTTCTTCGGGGGTTAGGTCTTCCAACTCTTCGGGGTCTGTATCTGAAAGTATGGAAACCGCTTCCAACGTATGTAGAAATACGCTGTTAAATTCGTTAGGGTCTATTGAATTAAGTTCGACCCATTGGTTAACCGTTACCTCGCTCCAGCTCTTCGGTAGTTTCATCAACTTTTTTCTCGGTTATTTTGGTAATCTTTTGTAGAATGTCTAAGATGTACGGAAATGCAATTTCTGCATATTGCTTTTTGAATAGGTTAACCTTCAATTTCAGGTGTGCAGGTGCGTAGTGTTCGGTACGGGTTAAATCCGTACGTTTAAATAGGATTGAAAGCGTTTGAGCCGTAAAGTTTTCGTCTTGACTGCGGTAAATTTTCTCAATCATTCCTAAATCCTTAACACCTATTTGTTCATTGGCTTCATAAGTATATTTGTCAATGACAATTTGAGTCACCTTTTCCGTACTTGGGATGTCGGACTTGTTGAACTCTTTAATGTAGTTAGCGAACTCGTCTAACTCCATGCTATCGAAGGCTTTTTCTTCAACACCTAAGTAAATAAACTTTTCAATCCACTTTTCAATCGTGTCTAACTCTTGGTTATTCTCAATTTTGTTAAGGTGGTCAAATTGCTCAACAGTTAATTCGTTTAGTTGGTTAGGAATTTCACTTCCGAAAATTTGTATCATTGCTTAGATTTTAATCAAAGGTAAAAAATAATGTTGAAAAATTAACCAAAAAAATTTTACGTTACTTATGTAGGTAATGGATGGACTACCGACTTACAAAATCACAATAGACGAAGCATACAACGACGGCAATGAACCGCTTGGAGTTGATGCCATAGCATTCACAGCAAACCCTGCCGTACTTGTTAAGGGTGTAGCGTTTAAGTCACAAGCTAAAAGCCACTTCGCAGACGAAAAGAAATACCGTATCACAGCACCTGCCATGATCCCTATGGATATCTACCGACGTGACGATGACATGGGTGAGTACTATGTACAATTCTCAGAAGTTGAGATTGATACAATCTTTAAGGACTTCATGCTTAACCTGAATAATAGAAACTTATTCAACTTAGAACACGAAGGCGACCAAATTGTACCGGCTTACATTCTTGAAGCGTGGTTAGTGGACAATCCCGAAGCGGACAAGGCTAAAAGTACTTTCGGCATTTCAGTACCTAAAGGGACGTTGATGGTCACGGCTCAAATAACCGACACGGACTATTATAACAAGTTAGTCGAAGCGGGTCAAGTAGGCTTTTCAATCGAAGGCTTTCTTGGTCTTAAATTAAGCAACCAAATAAAAACAAATAATATGTTACCAGACGGAGAACATACGCTCGAAGACGGAACTTTGATTATCGTAAAAGACGGTCAAGTTGTTGACGTGCAAATTCCTACGACTGAGGAGCAAGTAATGGAAGTTGAAGCATCTACGGAAGTGGAAATGGCGGACACAACCGAAGTAACCGAAGAAACCGTTAAGGAGGAAGAGGTTGTTGAAGTTGAAGCAGCTATTGACCCGGCAGCAGACGCAGAAGCTATCTTGGCAATCGTTAGTCCTTTATTGGAACAGCGTATTTCTGAGGTGTTACAAGTTATCGCAGACCTAAAGAATGAACTAACTGAAACGGAAGAAGTCGCACCCGTTGAAGAAATTAAAATGACAGCGGCGCAAAAGTTTAACCAAGTAATTGACTTCTTAAAAAAATAAAGATGGCTAAAAAGTACAAATTCGATTTGACAGTAGACGCAAGTGCGTTGCTTCAAGCAAACCCAAGTGAGTATTATTCACTTCTTTACGGAATGGAAAATGCGGTAACTAACTACCGAGTTCTTCCGGGTATTAAAAACAAAACTAAAATTGCGACAGTTGTTTTTGAAAACGTACTTGCAGAAGCAGGTTGTGACTTCACCGCTCAAGACGGTACAGTTAGCGCAGTAGAAATTGATGTTTGTGCATTGACTTCTCAAGCGTCTGTATGTCAGTACGACTTAGAGCAATCTTGGTTGGCTTTGGAAATGGCTAAAGGTTCTAACTCTGACTTTTCAGTAGCTTCTTTCATGAACTTCTTTTGGGGTCAAATGGCGAAGAAAGGACACCAAGAACTTGCACAATTGATGTGGCAAGGTGACACAGCAGGAGAAGGTGCTTTAGGTCTTTGTGATGGTTGGTTAAAGCGTTTGTGTACAACTGGCGACTATATTAACGGAAACGTTCCAGCAGGTGGGTTTACATCTTCAAACATTCTTACAAACGGTTTTGCTCAAGCACTTGGTTTGGCTACACCTGAAATGTTGGTTAACCCTGCAAACATGCAGTTCAAAGTTTCTCCTGACGTTGCTGCTTTCTACCGTATTGCTACGGCGTCACAAAACAACGTAACAAACGTTACTGAAGGTTTGGCTTTGACTTACTTGGATATTCCAGTTGTTGTTGAGTACGGACTTCCTGCAAACACAATCATCCTTTCTGACTACACTAACTTCATTTACGCTTTAGATATGGAAGGTGATGTTGACAACTTGCAAATCGTTGACTTCTCTAAAACTACACTTGATCGTCGTATCGGTGCAAGAGCTGATTTTAAAGCAGGTTTCTACACTGTTAATGACACGCAAATCGTTTGGGTAGGTGGTGACGCTTATTGCGACTAATCAATTTATTTAGATAGTAGGGGGTTTAACCGCCCCCTTTTTTTTAACCTTAAATACTAAATAAAATGGCTTGTACAACAATAGAAACAATTTTAAAGGGTTGTGACAACAATATCGGGGGAATTACTTCAATTTATATTAACGACATGGATAACATGACGGGAACTATTACTGAGGCAAACTGGATTATTTCTTCTTTCGGTACACTTGCAGACCCTTTCATTCCTTTCGAGTTCAGACGTAACACGGGAATGTTTACGGAAGAGGCAGCAATTGACCTTGTAAACGGTTCGTCTTTCATTACGCAGACAGTAACTTTGATTTTCCACCGCAGAGAAGCGGCTAAGTCTAAAGCAATTAAAATTCTTGGCGAAGGTCAAAGAGATTTAGCACTTGTAGTTGGTGACGCAAACGGGAAGTATTGGTATTTTCCAAACGCTCAACTTACTGCGGTTGCTGAAGGTTCGGGAACGGCTAAAGCGGACGGGTCTAAGTATTCAATTACATTTGTAGCTGAAAACGAAAACTTGGCTTTTGAAGTTGACGCTGCGGAAATTCCTGACATTATCTAAGGATAACACAACTTAAAACTAAGGGGGGTTTAATTACTCCCCTTTTTTATTTAACCAACTTTTCGAGTGGTTACTTATTAAGGTAGTATGATATACATCGAACAAAATCAAAACAATACAATAGCCTTAACACTTACCGAAAGTGCGACGATCACTGCACCGACTTGGTTGTTTAAATTCGTGTGGGAAATGGATCAAACACTCGCACCTATTTATTGGGTTGGTGTGGACTACTCACAATATGTTAATCGTTACAATCTTTTCTTTTTGGAAGAAGGTGTTGACGTGACGTTTCGAATTGGTCAGTATCGCTATTTCGTTTACGAAAGTCCAGTGCCAATTGTAGTCGACCCAAACACGAACGATAACGGTTTAACTTTAGTTGAGGAAGGACGTTTAGTAGTCGAAGGTGTATCAAATTCAATATATGAATAATGGGATTATTTGGAAAGTTTAAGAGCGATGACACGCTCAAAGCAGTTGACACGGGTTACCAAAGTTTTAGTACACCGTTTCTTAAAGTACCGGGTGGAAACTTGTCATTGCCACGTATAGACGTACGTTACACTACACAAGGTTACGTTCGTTTTGGTGATGACAATTTATACCCTCAGTACCTTAATCAAATGTACTTCATGAGTCCGTTACATGGGTCAGTAGTTGACTTTAAGACTAACGCGGCTATTGGTGGGGGTTATACTTTCGACGAGACTAAACTTACGGACATGGAAAAAGTGGTACTTTATTCGTTTGGTAAGAAAATCGGATTGAAAGGAACTATTAAAGCAATCACAAAAGACATTATTCTTCATGATCGTTGCTATTTTCACGTTGAGTTGAAAGGTGGGAAGGTGTTTAACGTGTACCGCGTAGCACCTGAGAAGGTTAGAATTAACCAAACAAAAACCGTTTACGCAGTAAATGAGGATTGGGAGTACGGACTTCAAATAAAGACTTATTTACCATACCACCCCGAACATAAAGACGGTTGTTATTTGTTGGCTTACGAAGGTCAAAGTGTAGGTCAAGACTATTACCCTTTACCGCAGTATACAAGTGCGTTAAACTTTGCCTTTTTGAGTGGTGAACTATCCTACTTGCAGAAATCAAACATACAAAATAGTATTTTCCCGTCGTTTGCCATGATGTTTCCAAAGAAGCCACAAGGACCTGAAGAAATGCAGTTGATTAAAGACACGGTTAACAAGTTGAAAGGCGCGGAAAATGCAGGAAAAGCGGTTGCCTTCTTCGCTAATAACAAGGAGTCACTTCCTGATTTAGTAAACGTACCTACAAATTCAAACGACGAATTGTTTAAGGGTGTTAGTGAATTAAATACTGAACAAATTTGTTTCGCACATACTATTGACCCTATACTTTTAGGGGTTAGAACTACGGGCTCTTTGGGTAGCGGTTCGGACATTAAACAGGCCTACGTTATTTTCGAGAAAAACACGATTATTCCTTTGCGCGAAACGGTAGCCGATGTGTTTAACCAACTTCTTAAAGTCGTAGGTATTAATACACATATCGAAATTACTAACTATCAAATTGTCAACGAAACTATCACAGCCGTTGAAGACGAAGGTAAGGCAGTAATTAACGCACTTAACGCAATGAACCCGACACTTGCTGCAAAGGTTTTAGAAACTATGACACCTAACGAAATTCGTGCTATGGCAGCGTTACCACCATTGAGCGAAAATAACACACCGACATTATGATTTATTTCGTAACTGAAAATTACTTAAAAGTAAACACACCCATAACTGCGAATGTTGACGTTACGGACGTTTTCCCGTACGTTAAACCTGCAAGTGATATGCGAGTTCAAGCAATACTCGGTTCGTACTTCTATGCGTATCTATTGGCGGCTTACAACGCTCAAACATTAAACAACGACGAAGAAACACTTGTTGAGAAAATTCAACCTGTTGTAGCGTGGAGGGCAGCAGAACAAGCAGCCTTCGGACTTACTTACCAACTTAAAAATAAAGGTATTCAAACGCAGTTCGGGGACTATTCAAATAATGTGAGTCAAAATGAAACGGCTTTCGTGATGGACCACTACGGGCAGATGGCAGCCTTTTACGAAAAGAGACTTACTAATTACCTACTTACAAATAAGGCTTTATTCCCTGAGTTTACGAGTGACCTAAACACGGACTCAGATATTAAGCCCGTAGGAGGTTGCGGAAATAGAGGGGACTACGATAACACAATGATGGTTATTTAATGGCAGACCAAGAAATAAATATAAAGTTAAACGGTATCGCTCAGATACGTTCGGAACTTAAAGCCTTAAAAGGGGAGTTAGCCAACGCAACCGACCCTAAACAAATGGCGGACCTCGCAGAAAAAGCGGGTGAACTTTCGGACAAACTGAAAGATGCCAACGAACGTGCTGCGGTGTTCGCTTCGGGTTCACGCTTCGAGCAAACGTCTAACGCTTTCGGGTTGATGTCGTCTCAGTTAATGTCAATGGACTTTGAGGGTGCGAGTGAATCGGCTAAGTTGTTCGCTGGAAACCTTGGGAAGATTGACGGCAAAACTATTTCGAGCGGTTTAAAGGGCTTAGGTTCTACGGTTGCAAGTGTTGGAGGTGCGTTTCTTAAACTTGGGGCTCAGTTACTTGTTAACCCTATCTTCTTATTAGTTGCTGTTATTGGTGCTATTGTTGCAGGATTGTATATGTTAGCGGATAGACTTGGATTCGTTACTAAATTCGTGGACTTTCTTGCAGCTGCGTTTAAGCCATTGATTGACATGGTTAAGTGGTTTTTAGATTTGATAGGTTTAACGTCTTTTGCTACGGATGAGTCCCTTGCTAAAACTACGGCAGCACTTGAAGAAGAAAAAGAAAAGCGTCAGGAGGTATTAGGTCAGATGGACCAAAAAATTGCCTTGTTAGATGCCGAAGGGAAAAGCACTTTAGCGTTAAGAATTGAACGTAACAAATACCTTCAGGAAGAAATCAATAACAACCTTAAGTTGTTGGAGGTGATGGACAACAATTTCTTGAACCAAACCAAGCTATATAAGCAAACTGTTCGCGAAAATAAGCAGAAGGCACACGAAATAAAGGTTGAAGAGGTTAAACTCAATCAGGAAATCAAAGCCGAACAAAAGAAAGCCGCAGATGATTATAAACAATTTTTAGCGGATAGGTTAGCAGCTACACGTTTAGTTCAAGACGTTACCCTTGGCTTAATGCAAGACGGAATTGAAAAGGAACTACTTGCTAATAAATACAAGTACGACCGTATGCGTCAAGACCTTGCAAATAACGAAAAGTTAAACAAGGAAGTCCGAGCAAAGTTAAACGCACTATACATTGAAGAAAGCATAGACGAGGCTGAAAAGATTAATCAAAAATATACTGACGCTGAAAAGAAAAAACAAGCGGAACTTAACAAGGTTATTAAAGACGCTCAACTATTAAGAGCGCAGGAAGAAGAAGATTTCTTCGCACAATACGACCAAAATACACGCAGTCAGGCACAACTTGAAGAGGACACAGTTAGAGCAAAGTACTTTAATCTAATTGAACAAGCTAAACAATACGGCTTAGACACGCAAGAACTTGAGAAAAGACAAACGGAAGAAATAGCTAAAATTCAAGACGAAGCACGAGCGAAAGAAGCACAAAAACGTAAGGCAGAACTTGACGCAAAAATGAAGATAGCGGAAGACTATACACAAAGTATTAACAACCTTGCAGAAACAGCGTTTACTTTGTCGGATAGATTCGGAAAACAAGACGAAAAGAGTAAAGAAGCCCGTGCAAAGCGTCAGTTTCAAGTTGCTAAAGCCTTGCAGTTAAGTATGGCAATAATGGACGGATTTAAAGCCGTTACAACGTTCTTTTCTACTAACTCGTTAACGGTTGCGGGTATTCCAAACCCTGGTGCTATTGCGTCACTTGCTTTAACACTTACTTCGGTAGTGGGTAACATTGCCAAAATAGCTTCGACTCAGTACGGTTCTAAAAGTTCGAGCGGTGCAGGTGGTGGTATGGCAGCCCCAAGTGGTGGAGGTGCTACACCAAACACGGGCGGGACACCTTCATTTAGTCTTTTCGGACAAGGTAATAACATGAACACAACGAGCGCACCTAAAGACCAAGAAACAAGCCTAACGGTTAAAGCGGTTGTAGTCGAAAGTGACGTAACAAGCACTCAAAATAAGGTTAAGAAAATGCAAGAAAACGCTACACTATGACAAGCTATATTACACTACTTTCAAAAATAGAGCAGTTTTGTAACGCTCACTTGCAAATTAAAAAGTACGGGGGTGAATTTCGTGAACAAATGCCGAACTTTTCTACCAAAGATGAGAAGTACCCGGTTGTTTTCGTTGAGCCTTTGAGTGATTTGGAGGATCTAAACACGAACCAATTTTCGATCAATGTTTATTGTGTTGACATTATACAAAAAGACCGCGCCAATTTAAACACTATTCTAAGCGACTGCCAACTTATCTTAAAAGATATGTACGTTTATTATACAAACGACATGGACGCGCAGTTAGACGTAGTGGGAACGGCTACAATGTCACCTTTAAATAACTACGACAGCGACTATGTGGCAGGATGGGTAATGGGTATTACTTTCGAGGTGTCTACTTATGGACCTTGTGAAATACCAATGAAACCAATAACACCTATTCCCGTAGAATGTCAAGATGGTAGCGTCGAAAACTCGGACGGAAGCTATACGGCAACCGTTCCAAGTGGTGGTTTACTTATATTACCAGACACAACGTATAACGTATATTTAGACGCGGTTCTTGTAGCAACTGAAACGGCAGTAACATTAGCAAATTTTGATATAAACATAGTATGGCAGTAAATATAAACATACCTTCACAAGTAAGTCAGACAATCACGGACGGGGTTACGGACAAAGCACCAAGCGAAAACGCAGTACATGATGCGTTGGCACTAAAAGCAAACACGGCAGACTTAGGCGCAACGGCTTTTTCAAACGACTACAACGACTTAGATAACTTGCCGACTTTACCAAGTGGTACAGTCACTTCGGTAGGTTTAACGATGCCGAGTGCGTTTAGTGTAGCCAATAGTCCAATAACTTCAAGTGGTGACATTGCGGTAACGGGTGCTGGATTGACATCTCAATATGTGAGAGGTGACGGATCTCTCGGTAACTTTCCAAATAATGGCGGTGGAGGTAGCTCAGTTAATTACTATTTAAATGGTAGTGTATCTCAGGGAACTTTTGGAGGTAGTGCATACTATGAATTGAGTAAAACACCAGTCATCGGAGCTGGAACTAATTTCACACGAACTAATGCACAAGGGAATGGATACATAGCTTCATTTATTACTGATGCTGGAGATCCTAATTTATTGAATATACCTGGAGGCAATTGGAATCTTGAATTTTATTTCAATGCTTCATCAAGTGGTGGCAATCCATCATTCTATGCTGAACTTTACAAGGTTGATTTGAGTAATGCATTCACTTTAATTGCAAGCGGTGCGACTAATGCAGAAGGTATCACCAATGGTACAACTGTTGATCAGTATTTCACATCTATTCCCGTTCCACAAACTACACTATTAGCAACAGACAGAATCGCCATTCGTATCTTTGTCACTCCAAGTGGTAGGAATATCACTTTACATACTGAAGATAATAACTTGAGCCAAATAATCACTACATTTTCAACTGGCTTGAATGCTTTGAATGGTTTGACTGCGCAAGTGCAATACTTTGGAGTGGGTACATCAGGCACTGATTTTGCAATTAACTCAAGTGGCTCAACTCACACGTTCAATTTACCAACTGCATCGGCTTTAAATAGAGGTGCATTGAGTACATCTGATTGGAGCGCATTTAATGGTAAACAAGCTGCATTGGTAAGTGGTACAAATATCAAAACAATAAACGGAACAACACTACTCGGTAGTGGAGATATCGCCATATCAAGTGGTTTGACTATAGGAACTACACCAGTCACTTCGGGAACTATTGGCAGAGTATTTTTCCAAGGTACGGGGAACGTAGTACAGCAAGATGCAGGTTTCTTATTTGACGGAACAAACAAAACATTGACCAACTACGGAAAAGGAGCAATTGCTACAAATACGTCTTTTGGATTGCAAGTATTTGAGAATATAACTACAGCATTTCAGAATTCTGCATTTGGCGTTAGGTCACTTCAAAAAGTAACTACTTCAAGTTATAACTCATCTTTTGGTTATGAAGCATTAATGAATCATTCTACTGGAGATAGTAATACTGCTTTTGGATGGAATGCTTTAAAAGGGAGTACGGGTGGAATATCCAATACTGCAATTGGAATGAATGCGGGATTGAGTATAACAACGGGTTATGGCAATGTAGTTTTAGGTGCAAGTAGCACAACGGGAATAACAACGGGGACATTTAATACTTTAATTGGGTGCAACATTACAGGACTTTCTACAGGACTTGCTAATAGTGTTATTTTAACCGATGGAAACGGAATAAGCGGAACTGCATTATGGAAAAATTCATCTAATTTTGTAGGCATTGGACACAATCCAACTTCTGGAACATTAGCGGCAAAGTTAGACGTAAAAGCCCAAGGTGCGCTATCTACTGACCTTGCATTTAGAGTAAGGAATTCAGCGGATAGTACAACATTAGCATCAATATCAGGCAATGGACAAGCAATCATTGGAATCAATGCAAGCTCATCACCTACTTTAATCATTGACCCGTCAGGAAGCGCAAGAGCAACATTGAGAGGAGGTACAAATCAATCCATTTTATTGAATAGTAGTGGGTGGAATAATCTTAACGGCGGCTCAGGTGGATGGGATATTGAAGCGAGTGGTGGAGAAATACGTCAAAGAAATGGCTCAAACTATACTCTCTTAAGTGGTAACTTTTTTGGAATAGGTAGAACACCATCTGCAAGATTGGACGTACAATCACAAGGGTCTGCGGTAACTGATTTAGCACTTAGAGTACGCAATTCAGCAGATACTTCAAACCTATTTGTTGTTAAGGGCAATGGTGTTTTAAATGCGGCTAATATGCCAACTTCACCTGCAGGATTGGTAACGGGTGACATTTGGAACAACTTGGGAATTTTGACAATAGTATAATCACTAACTTTACAAATAAAAACAAAATGGGTTTACAAATTAATTCAACAAAGGACAAAGCAATACTTATCACGGGGACTGATATCAAACTGCCTTTAGTGTACGGAAGATTGGAATTTGCAGCGAGAGCAAACGGCACAACTTTAGAAATTGCCGTG